GGCTACGCATTCACAAAGCGGGAGGGTGCGAAATGATGCTCTTCGGTTTGGCGTGGCTTGGATTCTGTGTGGCTGTGTTTGTGGTTGGAGCACTCATGCCGCTTTGGCGGCAGCAACAAGGAGATGACGAATGAACATGCAACCGATGAGCGACACAACGAACATCAACACCCTGATCGACCGCCTTTCCGACCGCCAGCGCCGCGAGTTTGCCGTGTGGTGCGCGGAGCGTGTGCGTCATTTGATGACCGACTCGCGCAGCACAACCGCTCTTGATGTCGCGGCTCGTCATTTGCGCGGGGAGGCAACGGACGAGGAACTGGCTGCGACGCGGGCTGCGGCGCTGGATGCGGCGCGGGTTGCGGAGGCTGCGGCGGCTGCGGCTTGGACTGCGGCGTGGGATGCGGCGGCGGCTGCGGCGGCTGCGGCGTGGGATGCGTCGGCAGCGGCGTCGGATGCGGAGTCGGCTGCGTCGGCTGCGGCGTGGGCTGCGGCGTCGGCAGCGGCGTGGCCTGCAGCGTGGGATGCTGAACGCGCCGCGCAGCGCGCTGAACTTGAACGGATGCTTGAGGAGGTGAAGCCGTGAACTTCCTCACCTACCTGTTCTCCTGCAAGCCATCGCGCACCCCGCTTCCGCCGTCTCGGCCACGATGCGAGACTGCGGAAGAGCCGTACCTTTCGGGGTACGAGGATCGCATGGCGGGAAACGGCATGAGCGTACACGCGGGCGTGTACATGACGGCGTGCCAGTGCGTGCGATGCATCGAGTACCGCGCGGGATGGCACGCGGCGCACGAAGACCGCATCGTTGATCTCGACAAGGCGCGAAAGCGTGCGAGGAAACTGGCGCGCAAGATGATGCAGAAGGAGGTGAAGCCATGAGCGACAACAAGCGAAACACGGGACGAACCAGCAGGATGCTTGAGAGGGCAAGGCATCTTTCGCATCAGGGCCGAGCGGTCTATGTCATCGCGGCTACCCAAAGACACGCCGATCATCTGAGATACCAGCTCGGACTTGATGCGAACGGCATCAAGGTTGAGACGATTGGTTCCGTCGGGATCAGACTTAACTGGGAGACGCTGACGCTTGACGGTGCTCATCGGAATTGCGTTGTGCTGGTTGACCACTACGCAATCGAGTCGAGGTTTGGGGCGATCCTTGACGAGCTGATCCGCTATGACCTTTTCCCCGCCGACAAGAAGGAGGCGAAGCGATGAGCGGATTCCCAGGCCCTGACAACATCTCCCAAACCACCGCGCGAGCCAAGAATCTGCTGAAGACCAGCGACGTCTTCCGTCATTCACTCGAGGGCGCGCGCGCGGCGGGCACGTCATCCTTCGAGGATGTCCGGATCGAGCGGACACCCGACGCAGATGACTTCATCGACGCGCTAAGGCTGCGCGCGCGGATGGTGGAGGGTGGATGCACTCGAACGCATCGCACCGTACACATGCTCAACACGGCAGCCGATAAACTCCGCATGGCGGAACAGATCATTGAAACACTGCAACAGCGCCTCAAGGCGCGAGAGGAAGGGTCAAATGACGTCAAGTGAAATCGTGGCCGCGCTCCGCGCGATGGCAGACCGCATCGAGAAGGGCGGCAAGCAAGCACCGCCAACAGTGGCGGCACGAGCGCCGAAACCAACAGGACAGGGCATCACCGGCAAGGTCGCATACTGGGATGTCAAGATCAGGGACAACGGCAAGCCGATGGCGAGCCTCAAGCTTGCCGATGGCCAGCGCTTCCCCTGCTTCGATGAGAAGGTCATTTCGGCGATCGACCCGCTCGTGAAGGGTCAGAACGTCACCGTGTTCGTGAAGCCCTGGATGAAGAATGACGGAGAAACCGAGTTTCTCATCACCGGCGTCAACAAGGGCCACTCAGGCATCGAAGAAGACGAAATCCCGCTCTGATATCAGGCATCTTCGCCCGGAGGGCCAGCGGCTGCACCCGGTCGCTGGCCCTCTTTCTATGGATTGCAACAATGGAAGCACCCCGAACATTCCGTATCGAGCCGCTCATCCTCCCGGAGCGTGAGCCACCGCTGAGAAAACCGCTTGTCGACGGTCTGATCCGCCGCGGCGAGGTCTGCAATTGGATCGCCGCTCCCAAGACCGGCAAGACATGGATGGTCTACAGCCTCATCTCTGCCATGGTGAGAGGTGCCGTTTGGTGTGGGCACAAGTGCGAGCAAGGGCGAATCCTGCTCATCGACAATGAGCTACACCCGGAAACCGCGCTCAATCGCCTGTGGCGCGTCGCTTGGCAGGATGGCCTCGACAAGCAGCAACTGGCGCGGACGGTCGACGTGGCCTTTATACGCGGTTCTAGGGGGTCTGTAGAGGACCTCGAGGCCACCATGCGAGCGGCAGGCCGTGGAGCCTACGACTTGGTGGTGATCGACGCCTTCTACCGCTTCATCCCGAAGGGGTCAGACGAGAACAGCAATTCTGACATGACGGCTCTGTATAACCACATCGACGGCATCGCCGACGTGTCGGACGCTGCGACGATCCTTGTGCACCACAGCACCAAGGGCAATCAGTCAGGCAAAGAGACGATGGACGTCGGCGCCGGCGCTGGGTCGATCGGGCGCGCGACCGATTCTCACGTTGTATTCCTGCGCCATGAGACAGAGGGTTGCGTGACCATGCAGGCTCGCTGTCGCTCGTGGCCAGCGGTCGCTCCAAAGGTTGTGCACGTCAATCCACCGCGCGTTTGGCATGACCCGCAGGACGGTCTAGACCCGTCCGACGTTTGGAATCCCGCGCCACCGAAGAAGAAGAAAGCCGCTGATTGACCCGTTACACAAGGCGCGTCGCTGCAGCAGAGCGCCGCAAAGTGTAACGGGAAGGAATCTGCGATTTCAAGTCTTTTTTAGGTCTACTTTCAGAATATGCAGAAATGTATGCATAGATGCATATGTAGACCTGCAAAGGCTCTCTAGAGCAGATAAACTGGGCGCATGCCGATCAACTCACGCACAAAGGGTGCGGCAGCCGAACTTGAGGCAGCGGATGCGCTGGCTCAGCTCATCGGGGAATGCCGCCGGACGATCCAGTACACAGGGCGCTCAGGCTGCGCGGACGTCACCTGTGAGTACGCGCCAGGGCTGCACATTGAGGTCAAGCGCACCGAACGACTGAACCCGTACTTGTTCATGGATCAGGCCATCCGTGACAGCACGAAGACGAAGCGCACCCCTATCGTGGTGTGCCGATCGTCGTTCAAGCCTTGGCTGGTGGTTGTGCGTTTGAGTGACCTACCGGCGCTCGCACAGCAGATCGTTGATGCCCGCAATGCAGCGTTTCCGCCATCAAGTACCGGGCCGAGCGTTTGATGCTCGAGCACATAACCAATCACAGCAGGGCATTCACCTTGGCTGGGATTGGTGGCACTGGCGAAAGCGTTACCTGCAGCGCAACCCACTCTGTGTCGACTGTGGCGCACTGGCTCAGTGCATCCATCACATCGTGCCTCGAAGTGTAGATTCCACAAGGGTTTACGATGAATCGAACTGCGCTGCGCTCTGCAATGGCTGCCACGATGCCCGCCATCGTCGGCCATAGTTATCCACAAGTTATCCACAATTGTTAAGGGGGGGGGTAGCCGTTTTTGACCCCTATGCCGACGTACCGCTCGGTACCACGGCAAAAAAACACACATGGCCTCTAAACTTGTCGAGTACGCAGAATCTATCCTTTCAGGCCGCACTCCGGCCGGAAAGTGGATCTATGCGGCCGCCAAGAGATTCATGGGCGATCTGGAGCGCAAAGATCTTGTGCTCGACACTGACGCGATCGAGGGCGCTGTCAGCTTCTTTGGAAGGCTGAGCCTGCTACACGAGCACAGTGGAAGACCTTTCATCCTGCACCCGTGGCAGCAGTTCGTGGTGGGCAACTTGGTCGGATGGCGGCGCGCGGAGGACGGTCGCAGGCGGTTCAGCATGGCTATTTTGCAGGTCGCCCGCGGCAACGGGAAGACTACATTGCTGGCGGGCCTCGCTTTGCATGACCTGCTTGGGGGTGACGGCAGGCGCGTGCATGTCATTGCAAACAACGAAGACCAGGCCGGGCTGTGCTTAGACAGCGCGCGCGAGATGGCGATGCGCCTTGAAGAGCCAGGTCTACTGGTGCGGTTCAACCGCATCATCCGTCCATCCGCTGATTGCGAGATGACTGCTCTACCAGCGCAGGAGCGCGCGCTCGACGGTCTAAACCCGAGCCTTTGGATTGCCGATGAGGCCGCCGAGTTTCGCAACCGCGCGATGAACAAGCTGATATCTACA